GCTTCCTCGAAAGTTTCATTGCCTTGTAGTTCGGCAGCGCGAGACATTTCCTCGCGGATAAATTGCCGGATTTGGTCGGTGCGATTCTGCGGCAGACGAAGCCGCGTTGGAATCTCTACCGGTGTCGTATCGATTGATTGGTAGATGTTTGATGGGAGAGGTTTTGCCATTTTATTGACGCTCCTTGCGATAAAGAATTGAAAAAGGGGCCAGACTGGCCCCGGTTGTTAGAACACGAACGAAGAACCTTCACGGGCGACAAGACGACGTGCGCCGATTCGGTGACGAGCCTGTATCAGCAGTGTGTTAGTTGCTTGGGACTGGAAGGGGCGTTTGGTTGGGTCGGCAGTGACGAAGGCTCCGTTAAGAGTGGGCTCTGCGGACAGGAGTCTGGCAAAGTGCCAGTCGGAGAGTGTTGAGAGGAACTCACCGTGGACGCGAGACTCTTGCCTGCGGTAATCGTCATATCGATCTTGAAATCCAAAAACACGATCAGGATTAGCGCCAAGAGCATAGACTTCCTTTGTATAGACAGGTTGTTGACCGATGTGTTGCAGCTCACGCTGCCAGAAATCCTCTTTTACGCGCCTGTTCCAAGTGCGGAACAGACCTTGCGGATACATAGTTTCCGGAAGAACGTGGAGCATGGAAACGATATAGCCATGTTCTTCAAAGAATTTGCGGTAGCGATTAGAGCGCATAGCGCCGATGCCGTGACCATACATGTTAGCCACGCCGGTTTCGTCGGTGTCGTTGGCAGTTTGAAGCACCTCGGAGAAGGAAAGATTTTGAACACCGCCACCAAGGTATTCAGGACGCTGGAGCCTTGCGTCGCTGGAACGAATTCCGAGATAGGCGAGGTATTCCGAGAAGCGAGACCCGTAGCGTGCGCGTGCCTCTTGATAGCGTTGGAGTGCGAAAGCTTCACGAACGGTATTGACATCGACGGCAGTAGCATTGGTGAGATCGGCCATTAAGCCAGTTGCTTGTGTGCCAGTTTGCCAAAGCATTGTAGTAGCAAAGGCCGGGTCGCCAGACCAACCGACATCTTGGTTGTTGGTGCCTTTTGCAGTGAGCGTAACGGCAGGGCCACCGGAACCGGAGACAAAATTCGGCACGATGTTGCCAGATGAATTACGGACAACGGGAGCAGAGACACCCATAGGCATAGTGATGGATGGGCCCTTGGTTTCCCACGGACGTGCAGTCGTGAAATAGTCCTTGTCCCATGCAGAGTAAAGCATGTCTTTATTAGTGGTGAAGTCTTGCGCGTCGTCGGTGCTTTCGCCAACCTTAGCGACTAAATCTTGATCGCGGTAGAACTCATTGAAGATACGAGCGACAGCGCGGAAGGGAAGTGCGGAGACCTCGCCAGTATAGCCAACGGGAACGCCGAGATAATCAGCAAGGGACTTTTCAGCGACGTTGATCAGAGGCATAACGGGAAAAACGGATGCATCCATGCCATCAGGGCCGCCAGTAATGAAGTTTTCCCAATTCTTCCATGTTTGACGGTGCGGGACATACCAGTGATGCAGTTTCATGCGGACGCGATGCATGGGGGGAGTTTGAAGCGGCATAGCGCGGCAGAGCAGTGACGTGGCGTGTTGAATGGTATCGCCGGGGAGAACTTCGACAAGACCGATGGGAACGATCTGGCCCATGTCACAGGTGAGCAATTTGCTATGCGAGAGATTATGTTTAGAGCGTTTCATTTCGGGTAGTCCTTTGCTGGTTAAGTTGCTGAAGATACGCAGCGCGGATAGCGCGACGTTTTAGTGCGGCAGATTTCTCTGCCTTTGCCTCCCAGAGTTCTGAGTAGGCTTTTTCGATTTGCTCCTGAGTAGCTTTTGAATCCAAGAGCAGAGGGCGCAGCGCTTTGGCTTGGAGCGCCTCAAGAACAACGGCCTCACGTTCGGTAACGGTGTAGCCCATTCGTTTTGCCCGGTCGCGAAGATAGCGACCAATCGGCCATTTTTTACCAAAGACGCGAAACTCCCGCGGGAGTTCAGTCCCGTCGAGGAGAAGATGTGCCAAAGCGTGCTTGCCCATTCCCTGCGAATAGAGTCGGAACTCCGGGAAGCGAGACTCGATAGGCCAAGTGAGAAGCTTCCGATCTTTAAGGAGATAGCCCAAGCAATAATCGAGGGATGCGGGTTCGGTATCGCCCTGGTGGATAATGCCGAACGGCCAAGCTTGGCGAAGAATAGCGGGAAGAAGCGGTTTCGAGGTGAATATATGTGCGTGGTAATGAGCGCGACCTGTGTGGGAACCATACTCTGCGGCTGCGAAGTAGCGTAAATCGGGATATTGCTCACGAAGCACTCGGAAAAAGGCGTGTAGATGAGACCGGAGAACAACGGGTGGGGGCCCTTCCACCGGTTGATAAGTAAGTGTAACGAACGTTCCGTAATCATGGGTTGCAGCCTCCAGAAGAAGCCGGGCTTGCCATTCCCGGCGACGATTTATGCGGCAGTTGACGCATTGCCCGCAGGGAAATTGAAAACCATCCCTGCGGGTTGCGAGATTTGCACAAAGCATTTACATCCGGCGACCAATCCGCATACGGCGGATTGAGCGACGACCACGGCGGAACGTGCTACGACGAGCACGACGCGAATAAGTGCGGCGACGCATGTGAGACCTCCTTTCTATTCATTGCGGGAACCACCGCGAGCGCCACGCCCGCGAGAGTTCCAGTTAGGTTGATAACGACGCTTGGCTAGAGCGTCGGCCCTTTGTTTGGAGAAGTAGTCATAAGCGAGTTTGCCAGCAGCGCCGACAGCGCCGAGACCTCCGGCGATAGGGCCAGCTTGTTCAAGGACTGCGGCAATTTCGATTGCACGCTCAGGGCCGTAAATTTTAGAGAGGGCGGTAATAGTTGCACCGTCCTCGAAATCGGCCTGTATGAGATTAGGATTAAGCACAGAATAAAACTTGCCATGCTGATCGACACCCCGAATAAAAGACTGGTCAGCACCGAGGCCGTGACCGAGTAGCGAGGGGTGCGGGGGCAAGATGTCCTGTTTGAGATCGACCTTACCTCCGGTAAATAGTGATGGTTTGACACCAGCCTGCGCTGCGGCGAGTTGTTGGAGGGAAGCGGAGTCGTTGGACGTGCGAAGCGCGGGAGGATTACCGGGTTGCCCACGGAGTAGATCAGACGCACGCCATTCAGCGGCGAGTGCCTCCCATTCGGAGCGTTTAGCGTTAGCCTCTGCGGTGCGTAGTTGGGCATCCTGCATACGGACTTGGGCGGGGTCTGGTTCATTGGGTTTAGCCTCCGGGGGTTTCACTTGGGACTGAGCGATGCGTTCGATACCGGAACCGATCGCGGAATAATCGGTGTCATTGCCAGATGCGGCGACAATGGCCGGGGAGAACGTAGTAGAGGGGACACCGAGAACGGAGAGGGGGTGGATACCGTGTTGCTTGGCAAGGGCCATTTTTTGGTTGAACGAGTCCCTTTCGTGGCCGAGCGCGGCGGCGGATTGTTCCTGTAAGCCGGGGGCGGAAGATTTGGATTTACCGAAGCCGAGACCGGAGAGCAGCGAGCCTGCGCCTTGGGCGAGAGCAGCAATAGTTGCGGGTTCCATTAGCATTTCACCTTAGAACGGAACCGGCGGGGGGCTTTAGAGCCTCTGCCGGTTGCCTTGGTTGCGAAGATAACCTCACGGCGGATATTGCGCTTGGCACACAATATAGCACGTTCGGTCAGTTGGGGGGTAATAGCGGTTGCGTTGAGAAACGGGCTGCGGACTGCCTTATCAGTTGACCGGAATGTGGCCCGGACTGCAACGGTGGGGGAAGCCCTTTTCCCCCTGCGGGGGGGGGCTTGGTAGGGGGTGCTGGGAATTTCCAGCACAGTGCGTATCAAGGGACGCACTGGGGAGTCAAAAAACCCCCCCGATTCGGGGGGGTAATCGTCGGCCAGAAGCCCCTGTAACGGGTCGCGGTAGCGGCTAGCAGTATGGTCTAGCGCCGTAGTGGGGCGCGCTAGCCTGACTGTGGAGCCGCGACTGCGGTTACGGGTTCGGGGCATTGGGGGCCTCCGGAGATTCCGCCTGCGGCGGTTTCGCCTCGGAAGCCGTTGCGGCTGGCGCCGCAGCCGTTTCCGACGCGATTGGTTCTAAGTCTTTGAGTTCATATGGTGTATAGGGTAAGGATTCCTCATCGTCGGGTTCGAGGTCGTCAGCTTCCTCGAAAGTTTCATTGCCTTGTAGTTCGGCAGCGCGAGACATTTCCTCGCGGATAAATTGCCGGATTTGGTCGGTGCGATTCTGCGGCAGACGAAGCCGCGTTGGAATCTCTACCG